TCCAGACACCGCCGGCGCGCGAGTTGTTCCCGGTGTTCCTCGCGGTCAAAGAACTGTGGAAGTGGTCGTACGCCCAAGACGCCGCCTATCGGGCGCGGCGCGAGGCGGCGGTCGCATGACCCCGCATCAACGCTGGCTTTTGTCGGCGGCGAAAGAGGCCCAGGACTACTTTGACCGCCGGGTCCAGGGCCGGCCATCTCGCGGGCCCTATGAATTGATCGGGTTGGGCCGGACCTTGGCGGCGGCGATCCGGGCGGTGGAAGACGACGAGCGGACGGACAAGGAGACGGCGGCATGAAACAGCAATCCGTGGCGTCGTTACCCGAGCATCAGCAGGACGCGGCCATGCACGATGTGGACGTAGCGACGGAGCGGTATCCCTCCATCCGCGTGGACGATTGCTCATTGCATGTCTTCGAGACCCGTGGCGAATGGGAAGTCTGGCTCAATAACGAGGACCACGATTTTACCGGCCTGTGTCTGTCCATTGGCGCGACGCGTGACGACGCGGTCACCGCCGCCGTGCGGATCTTGGAAGCGGCCACGGAGAAGTTGCAAGGCCCGCCGTGGTGAGGCAAATCGATCTGTTCGCAGGTCTGACACGGTGGGAGATTCCGACCCGCCATATTTCGTGGGTGGGTGGGCGCGTCACGATTGGGGCGCACTGTGTGGATCTGGCGTGGCCGTGGTGGACGCCGTGGCAACCGTGGAACGACTGATGCCGACCTTTCCTAAACCGCGCCCAATCCTTCACGACAGAGTGGCCGACAAGCGCGCCCAGGAAGCGAAGCGGCGCGCGTTTCAGCGGGCGGTGTGGACGCGGGACGATGGCGTGTGTGTGTACTGCGGACGCATCGTGCGGCATCTGCTGGCGCTGAGTCCCGCCAGGGGTGAGTGTCATCACGTCAAGCCCGTTAGTACCTATCCAGAGCTGAGATATGTGGTCGCGAATGCGGTGTTGCTGTGTCTAACTTGCCACCAACGCGCGCAACGCCACGAGATCACGGTGGAGGCGCCACGATGAAATTGAGTGAAGCGATTCGACTCGGCGCGATGATCCGACCAAAAGCGGACGGCTGGTTCTTTCTCGACGGCGCGTCGTGCGCGCAAGGTGCCGCCTTAGAAGCGTGTGGCACTCCCTATGATGATGATTTCACCGCGCAATTGAATTTCCATTTCACCGTGCAGTTGTTATGGCCGTGGGCCGGTCAGCGAGAGGCGTGCTGTCCCGTCTGTGACAGACAACAAAGCGTCAAAGGCATCATCGCCCATCTCAATAACCGTTCCGGGCACAGCTGGACCCGCGAAGCGATCGCCGACTGGGTCGCGACGGTGGAACCGGCGGATCCCGTTGTGGCGACTTCCCTCGATGGGGACTCTCAGCGCAGTTCGGTGGACGCGGTAGATCCTGTCCTCACAAATAGTCGCGGAGGTTCAACGCGCGCATGAAACTCTTGATCGTCGTTGGCGGGCTGCTCGTGGGTGGTCTGGTGTGGATCGGGGTGTCCCTGCGTCGGAAATGGGTTGAGCCGTTTGACGCAGTGGTGCCCTCCTATAAGCGGGTGCTCCAGGCCGACCCTCGGGAGCGGCTGTGGAATCACGAGAAGTGGCAGTGAGCGACGACGACGAACAGACAGACTTGGCGCGCGTGGACGGCCAGTGATCGGATCGATCCAAGGGGTACCGCGTCCACCGCACGGAGAGTCATCAGGGAGAACGGGGGAAGTCGATGAGTCCGTCGATCAGTAAAAAGTTGCGATTCCGCGTGCTTAACGAGGCGGGGTTTCGCTGCTACTACTGCGGACGCTCCGCGCCCGATGTTGTGCTCGAGGTGGACCATATTCATCCCCGTTCAAAGGGTGGGACGCATCGGCGAGCGAATCTGCGTGCGGCGTGTTTTGACTGTAATCGCGGCAAGCGCGATTGGTTGCTGCTATCCACAGAGGGCGTGGCGGGCCTGCCCCAGACGTGGAGTTGGGCACCCTTCGCGATGTGTGGCGACAGTTGTCCCCAGTGCCCGATCGATCTCATCGTGACGACGCCGCGGTGTCTCTTGGCGCGCGAAGACGGCTGCGTCAAATTACAGTATGGCTGTGATCAGGGCCACGAATGGGCGACGTGGTGGCATGAACCGACCGCCTTACAGCACGCGAGAGATACCCAACAGGAAACACCAGTGCGCCTGGGTCCCTACAGTTGGACGGCGCGCGCGAGTCAGACACCAGCATCGGGGGTGACAGATGGCCCGTGGTCGGATGCTTTCGAAGGCGTTGAGCACCTCTGAAAAATTTGGGGCGCTGGGCATGATCGCTGGACCGCTCGTGGAATTCTGTCACGCCCTCTACCCGCTGTTGATTCCCCACACGGACGACTTCGGCCGCCTTCAAGGGGATCCGTTTACCGTCAAACACCAATGCTACCCGGCCTCGGTGCGGAGTCTCGACGACTTCGCGGCCGCGCTCGGCTATCTGCACAAGGTGGAACTCATTGCCTGGTATGCCGTTGCAGGGAAACGCTTTATCCAAGTGACCAACTTTGGTCCCCATCAATGCGGCCTCCATAAGCGGACTAAGTCGCACTTCCCGGAATTTCCGGGAATTTCCGGGAATTTCCGGGAATTTCCCTCTGAAGAGAAGGGAACTGAACTGAAGGGAACTGAAGGGAAGAGAACCGAAGAAGAACAAAGACCGGCAACGCAAAAGCCGTTGCCGACGCGGATCGCGGACGCCAAGGCCCACACTGAAGCCTTGAAGGTGCAACTCGCCGAGCTGCGGCGTCGGTTCGAAGAGTTTTGGGCGCACTGGCCGAAGCATAAAGCGAGGCAGGATGCCGAAAAAGCGTGGAACAAGCTCAAGCCGAGTGTGACCTTGACGGATCTCATCATCAAGGCCGTGGACGCGCAGAAAACGTGCCCGGAGTGGCTCAAAAACGGCGGGCAATTCATTCCGAATCCGGCGACCTGGCTCAACGGCCGGCGCTGGGATGACGAGATCCGGGCTGGTCCGATGGTGAGCGAGCGCACGATTCGCATGGCCCAAGCGTCCAAGGAGTTTCTGGAATCATGACGGTCGACGATAAATCCCGCTTTCTACAAACCATGAACCGCCTGGCGGTGGCGTTGCGCGAAAAAGACGTGGATACCGCGCAGCTCCGGGTGTATTTCGAAGGGTTGAAAGACTTGGAGCTGGAATTTATCGTGGCGGCCGGGGATCGCCTCGCGAAGACGGCGCAATGGTTCCCGAAGGTGCCCGAGTGGCGCGATGCCGCGGTGACGATTGAGCGCGAGCGGATCGACGCCCAACGCGCGCTGTTGCGGAAGCTCCCCGCCCCGCTGTGTCTCGCGTGCAACGATACCGGGTGGGACCGGACCGACGATGATCGGGTCCATCGCTGTGGGTGTGTCTCCCTGCGCCGGCTCGAGGTGCTCGGGCGCCGGCCCATGCCTGAACTGCCAGAGGCGACGCCATGACGCGCGACACCAGCATCTGTCCGCATTGCAAGGCTCGGGGGGTGCGGATCGCGGATCGGCACATTTCTGATGGCTATACGCTGGTGTTCGATTATTGCGGGCAGTGCGGGAAGAACTGGCCGCCCGATCCGCCGACGCCACGGGAGAAAGTCGTGCGGATGCCGACACCCGATGGCACGAAGGTGGGCCGGTAAACAGCATCTGGGATTATCAGACCCAATGGACACTGACCGCGCCCGTGCCGTTCTCGCGTCGATGAATGAGTGGTTAGGCAATTCGGAAGGCTTGATGATCGAGGATGTGGTCGCGTGGCGGGATGACCTAGAAGCCGCCCTCGCCGCCGTCCCGGCGTCGTCGCCGGACTACGAAGGGGACTTGCCGACCGCGCATCCCAATCGGTGTCGATTGCGCGACACGTTGGTGTATGCCGACCTCTTCAACGAGGATGGCTCGCATCGAGCGGTCTGGCGGTGCCACAAGCGGGCAGGTCACGACGGCCCCTGTTCGTCCCACAACGATTGCGGTGTGATGAATGGGGGCGTGGTGTGTGGCAAACGGCCAGGGCATGCTGGTCCGCATGAATGGGCGACTGAAATCACCGTCAGGGCGTCGTCGCCCGAGGGGGACGCCTGACCCCCCGACACGTAGAACACGACGACGAGACGAATGCTACGCGCGTAGACGGCTGATAAAGACACTAGGCACGGGAACGGGAAAGCCGTCCACGCGCGTATGAGAAGAGTCGGCCAAATCCGCAAGCGGGACTCCAACGAGGCCCAAATCGTGGACGCCCTCCGCCGGGTGGGCGCGCATTGTCTGCATCTCTCCGATCCAGGGGCGCCCGACTTGCTCGTCTGGTATCGCAAGACCCTATGGCTGATTGAGATCAAGAGCGCGCATGGGCGGGCGACGAAGGCGCAAACCCAACGATCGGGCGAAGGCTGGCCGATTCAGACCGTGCGCTCCCCCCAGGACGCCTTGGCGATGCTCGGCGTGCGGGGCCTTTTGTAACACTTGCGAAAGTTGTGTCATTCGGTAACAGATGCGCGTAGACTCAGAGCACCGTTGATTGTTCTGATTATTTGAATTCATGCCTCGCGGTGGATCCCGTCCCCGCGCCGGTCGCCCCAAAGGCTCTCGGGGCAAGCACAAGCGCACGCTGGAAAAGCTGACCGCGCTCGAGGTCTTTCGCCGTCGCGCGGAAGCCGAACTTGATCCCCTCATTACCGCGCGCCTGGAAAATGCAAAAGGGCTCTTTCAGTTTCTGGCCATGACGCCGCTGGGGCCTGTGCTGGTGACCGACCCGGCCATCATGCAGAAATGCATCGCGAGCGGCGAGCCGTTCTATCGCATTGTGCGGAAAGAACCCGACGAGCGGGCCCTGAAAGACACCTTCGACCGGGTGTGCGGGAAACCGACCGAGCATGTCGACGTCACGGGTCACGTCGATCACGCCGTCCACATTGTGCATAAGCATCTCATTGAGACAGACGCGAAGGCGTTGACGCCATGACCACGGTCGAGATGACCTGGAAGGGGCCGCTGTCGGATGCGCTGCTCGATACGACGCCCTATCTGGACGTGGAAGGGGCGATTCGATCGGGGAAGACGACGGTCGCGCTCTGGAAAGTCCTGAATTCCTGTCTCGAGCATCCCGGGATCAAGTGGCTGGTGGCGCGCTGGACCGATGACATGCTCAAGGCGCAGCTGCGGCCGGCGTGGCGCGCGATCTGCGAGACGGCCGGGGTGGTGGGGCAGTGGAAGTCCGACGAAGAATGCGACGTCCTCTCGAATGGGTCGAAGGTCTATCTGCGCGGCCTCAAGCCGTCCGATGAGCGCCAGCAGTACGGCAAGTTTCGCGGCCTGACGTTGGCGGGCGTGTATGTCGACCAGGCCGAAGAGATCCCGACGCCGGATTACTTTGCGGAACTCCAAGGCCGGTTGTCCCAACAAGGGATGCCGCATCAGTTGATTCTCACGCCCAATCCGCCGGCGAAGGACCACTGGATCGCGAAGAAGTTCCCCGAGGTCGGGATCAAGGCGGATTACCGCTACATCCGCGTGCCCCTCAAGGCGAATAGTCATAACCTCGATCCGGAGACCGTGCGGTTGCTCGAGGAAACCTTCCCGGCCGGATCCGCGAAGCATCGCACGATGATTCAAGGGTTGCGCGGCCTCAACGTCGTGGGCAAGCCGGTGTATGGGCCGGACGCGGATAGTGGGGAGCCGGGGGCCTTTGATCGGGAACGGCATTTCGTGACTGTTCAGCTCCATCCGCTGCTGCCGTTGCTCGAGGCGCTGGACTGGGGCAAGCATCATCCCTGCGTCGTCTGGGCCCAGCACAACACCTGGGGCGGGTTCGACATTCTCGGCGGGATTCTCGGCCGGGATCTGAAGCTGGCGCAGTTTCTGCCGCTCGTGCATCAGTATCGGGCGCAGTGGTTTGATCAGCCGCTTGAGATCCGCACCTGTTGCGACGACGCCGGCATCCACGACAACTCGCAAGGGACCGAGACGCCGAAAGAGTTTCTCAGTAAGCACGGCATTTATGTGCGCGCGATTGACGGCAGCAATCAGCCGACCCTGCGCGCGAATGCGGTCGAGCGGTTCGCAGAGCTGATGGGGCAGCGGGCGGGCAAGTTTGAACTGTTCCGCTGTCATCCGACGCGCTGGATGGTGATCGGGGCCAATGACGCGGAACCCGATCCATTCGTGCCGGAGGCGCTCGAGGCGGGGTATGTCTGGGACGAGCATCGGCGGACGGTGGGGCGCAAGCAGATCGCCGTGCCGTTTCAGGATGGGTGGTACGACCACGGGATGAACTGCCTGGAGTATCTCATGCTCAACTTCGGCGGGATTCGGCCGACCCAGAAGGACGTGGAGAAAGAAGCGGCGAAGACGGCCAATGCGGTCTTGCGCCGTTCGCAAAAGGATCGCGATCCCTACGATCGCTTGAGGCGGCCTGTCGCGGGTCGCGGAGGATACGGCTAATGCCATCAGCCTGGAACCGCCCCAACAACAACCAAACCAAGACGGGCACCCAGAAGACCAAGAAAGGCAAGTGAGCCATGCCGTTCAAGTCGGTCAAGGACACGCTCGCGGAGTGGAAGTCAGGGAATCTCCACAGCGGGAGCAAAAGCGGCCCCGTCGTGAAGAACCCGAAGCAGGCCGTGGCGATCGCCTTGAGCGAGAAAGCCAAAGCGGAGGGCACGCCGGGTCTCGGGCATACGCGGTTCAAGTTGCGCGAGGATCGCGCGGCGGCCATGCCGAAGAAGGGCACGCGATGAGCCAAACCACGGGCCTGTACCCCGCGTTGTACGACAACACCCAAAAGACCACGCCGAAGAAGAAGAAGCCCCGTGGCAAGTAGGAGGGTATTAATGGCGACCACGCCAACGCGCCAGCTGTCCGTTGAGGACATCGAGAAGATGATCGCGGCGAAGGATTGCCGCGTGATCGGTGAGCACAAGACCGTCGATTATTTCGACTACTACGCCACCCGCGAAATCGCCAAGAAACAACAAGACGCTAATGGCAAGTAAACCGAAGCGGAGCCCGTTCGACGTGCCGCTCGACGATGAGCAGAAGACCCATCTGGGCCTCTGGCTGTCGTGGGAGCTGAACAACGCGATCGACTCCCGCTCGGCCAACGAGCTGGAAGTGGACTACTGGCACAGCCTGTATGAGCAGGCGCGGACCCGCACGAGTAAAACCATGCCCTGGCCCGATGCGGCCGATCTGACGAGCTATCTGGCGTGCGAGAAAGTCGACGCCTTGCAGGCGCGGATCATGCGCACGGTCTGGGTGTCACCGGTGTGGACGGTCGAAGGCTGGGGGGCCTCCGCCGACCGGGCGCCGTTTGTCGAAGAGTTCCACCAGTGGAAAGCCGAAGAAGAGCGGCTGCAGCAGACGTTGGACAAAGCCGCGCTCACCGCCTTGATTGAACCCCGCGCGCTGATCGAAGTCAGCGAGTCGAGCGAGCGGCGGCAGGGGCGGAAGACGATTCAAGCGAAGGTGCAGACGACGCTCGATGGGGGGGTGCTGTTCGATGAGAAAGGCCAGCCCGCGCTGGAGAAGGATGCCCAAGGCCAGCACATCGAAGCGCAGCCGCAGGACATGGCGGTCACGACCGTCGTGGATTCCAGTGACGTTATCCGCACCGGCCCCCAATATCGCGTGCTCCCCTATCGTGACTCCCTTATCCTGCCCGGGCACGCCCGCGACAAAGACGAAATCTGGGGCTATGCCAAGCGCGTCTGGAAGCGGCGATCCGATCTCCAAGCCCAAGCCAAGCAAGGCGTCTACGACGTCGACGCGGTGGAAAAACTCGCCGCGGTGAGCGAGCGCGAAACGACCGATGCACTGGATCGGGCGAAGCAGAGCGTGGCGCCCCAGGACAGCACGACCGTCGAGCACGAGCTGTGGGAAGCCTTGGTGCTGATCGACGTCAACGCCATCCTCGAGGCGAAGCATCAGGACACGCTGACCGACAAGACCTATTCCGGCGCGCGCTGGTACCTCATCACGATCCATCTGGGCACGCATACGGTGCTGCGCTTTCAGCACGACGACTTTGAACAATCCCGCTACATTCCCGTCATCCTGTTTCCCCGGCCGGACCGGGCGACGGAAGGCTTCTCCTTCATCGGCCACAAGCTCATCACGACGATTGAAGAGCACACCGCGTGGCGCAACCTCGTCGCGGATCGCCTGTCACTCGTCGTGAGCGCGCCGATCAAGCGGCTGACCGGGGCGCTCTGGGATCCCGACGAGCAGCCGTTTGGCCCCAAAGCCGTGATCGATGTCCGGGACATGCGGGAAGTCGAACCCTTCGCCATTCCCGAAATTGGCCTGCAGGCGGCGATGGAGCGCGAGCAGAACATGGAGCGGACGGCGGAACGGCTCTCCGGGATCAACGACGTGGCCTCCGGGCAAGTGGCCCAGGAATCGCGCACGCTCGGCGAGATCCAGATGGCGACCGAGCAAAGTTACGTCCGGATGGACTTGATCGTCCGGCGGTTTCAGGAGGCGATGGAAGACCTCGCGCAGGTCCGACACGCCATCTGGAAGCGGGTCCTGGCGGAACAGCCGGCGGGGATTGACGCGCCGGAATCCGTGCTGGTGGGCCTCGAGGGCCGCGGGGTGCCGATTGATCAGTATCTGCCGGACGGGAAGATTACCTCGGCGCTCTTGGACGGGGCGTTCCGGTTCAAGCCGTATGGCTCAGTGGCGAATGCCGATCCCAATCGCCGGAAGCAGAATGTTCAGGCGTTGATGCAGGCCATTCCCGCCTTGATGCAGCTCTTTCCCATCATGGCGCCCGTGTTTCAGACGCCCCAAGCCGCCCGGGCCGTGTTCCGGGAAGTGTTCCGGGCCTTGGACGTGCAGAACGTGCGGGCGTTTCTGGGGAGTCCCAGTCAGGACCTGATGCAGCCGCCCATCTTGGGCGCGGGCGGGCTTCAGGGCATGGGACCGCTGCTGCCCGGGATGTCCCCCGGGATGCCGCAGCCGGGGATGCCGATGCCCCCGGGAATGCCCCCAGGACCGCCCCAGGTGGCCCCAGGACGCCTGCCGGGGCCGCCACTGCCGCCGGGTGGGCCTGCTCCCTTACCGATGATGCCGGGGCCCACAGGGCCGCAATAGACGCATGATTACGGTGACTCCGATCGTGCGCTGGGGCCAGCGCGTCACAGGGGTTCACGGCCCCAACGAGCGCGTGATCGAACTGCCGCTGGCCTTTGAGGTCTTGGCGCTCGAGACGCCCGGGCGGGTCTTGGATGCGGGGTGTGCGTGCAATCAGGACTATCCCGATCCCGTCGCCAAGATTACGCATCTCACGCAGAACTTGGAGCATGAACGGTTACGCGCCCAACCGAATAGGTTTTATCAGGAGGGCGATATCCGTGATCGGTCGCGTTATACCGATCAGTTCTTCGATCGCGTCGTCTGCATCTCGACCTTGGAACACGTGGGCATGGACAACCGCCACTACGGCGGCCCCGAAGAGTCCAATCCCGAGTCGGTGGTCCAGGCGGTGGCCGAGCTCTGGCGCGTCTGTGCCGGAACGCTCTTGATCACGGTGCCGGTGCATCACCAGCCGTGCATGACGGGGAAGTGGCGCTATTTCACGCCAGAGACGCTGGATTCGCTCATCCCGCCGGGCCTCGTGGCGGATGTGGACTACGAGCGCGTGTTCTACGTGAAACACGCCGACGGCTGGATGGGGCCCTTCAACACCATGCAACCCTCCGATCCGATGCCGCGGCCGATCAAGCAGATTGTGGCGATCAAGCTATGGCGCTGACGCCGCTCGAAGAACGCGACGCGCTCGACAACTTGGTGAAGTCGCCGGGCTGGCTCTTGTTTCTCGAGCATGCGCGGAAGGAATGGGGCGGCGAGATGTACGGCCGCCGGATCAAGCTGGCGCTCGGGCATGACTTGTCGCAAGTGCCCATGCTGGTGAAGTCGGTGGACTACGCGAATGACGAGATCAACATCCTGCTCTCGTGGCCGGGCAAGCGCGTGAAGGATCTGACGCCGAGCGAGTCAGCGAGTGTGACGACGACGAGCTTCGCGCGAGGCGGGCGATGACGTACGACTTTCATGTTGGCGATTGGGTCTTCTGTGAATTCGAACTTGGGCAGATTGCCGAGATGGAAGACGGTCGCGTGACGAACTTCGCGACGGAGCACGGGTCGCTCGGGAGTTACGATCTCACGGATCGGTGTGTGCCGCTCACGATGCCGATGAAGCGGATCGCGTCGACCTTTGAATGGCATTCGCGCAAGCTCCACGATCACGGCTCGCCGGGTCTGAACTATCCCGCCATCCATCGGTGGCTAGTGGACCTGTGGGTGAAGACCTGTGCCCACGCCGACGATTTGGAGGCGGTACGCGGGGCCTTGCAGACGTTGCAGGACTTCACGAATGAGATGCTGAGTGCCCCGCCGATGACGCCGTACGGCTTTGCCTTGATGCGACCACGATGATCCTGCGTCCCTTGAACGATCGCGTGTTGATCAAGCCGCACGTCGCGCCGACCGAAACCCCGAGCGGCTTGGCGCTGGTGGAGCATTACAAGCCCGAGCAGATGGGAACGGTGGTCGCGGTGGGGATCCAGACGCATCCGCGCAAGGCGGAAGCGGAAGCGTTGGCGGAATGGATCAACCCCTCGACGCGCACGGATGGCAATCTTCCCGAAGAAATCGCGGCGGCCGATCTGCTCCGCGATCTGGTGCGCCGCGAACCCGTCGTAAAACCCGGCGATGACGTGCTGTTCTCCTGGCAAGCGGGGCAGGAGATCTTCCTGCACGACGACGACACGCGGTACCTGATCGTGCGGGAAGATGACCTCTTGGCGGTGATTGAAGACTGACGATATGAGCCGACAACGCGACTGGCAACGGCGACAACGGGCGGCCGGGCGGTGCGTCTGCTGCGGCGTGCTCGTGGCTCCTGTTCTGATCCGGCGACTCGGCAGCTCTTGGCACGTGCCGGAGCGGTGCCCGATCCATCGACACGCAGAGTCGCAGCGACGACGGCGACGGAGGACCGCGATGCAAGAGACACCGGCCGCACGCAGCGGGCAGAGCGATGTACGCGGTACGAGGATTGACGGGTAAACCCCGCCTGACACTTCGCGGGAAAAGGATTTGATGTAATGGCGATGGATCTCGAAAGCGACGACACCCCGGCCGCTGCGCCGCCGGTTGAACCTGCAGCCGCAGAGCCGCCTGCGCCGCCCGCGGAGCCGCCCGATCCCGACGTCTCGTCTGCGGTGGACGTGCAAGGCGGCAAGTATGTGCCCCTCGACGCCTTGAAAGCCGCCCGCGCGGAAAACAAGGATCTGAAAGCCAAAGCGGGCGAGAACGACACCCTCCGGCAACAACTCGCGCATCTGCAAGGGACGTTGCAGACCTATCAGCAGGTCCAGCAGCAGCTCCAACAGCAGCATCCGCCCGCGCCAGCCCCGGTCGCGGCCGATCCCGATCTGGTGGAACTGGCGCGCAGCCTCGACTACTACAAGGGCGACGGCACGCCCGACTTGGATCGGGCGGCGAAGTTCTCCGCGTTGATCGACAAAAAGGCCATCCTCAAAGCTAGCGAGATGGTACGGCCGATTCAGGAGCAGACCGCGCAGGAAGCCTCGACGCGCAACTTCTACGCCGCGAGCCAGGAGAAAACCCCGAGCGGGATGGCGATCGATCAGACCCTGCTCCGCACGTTGTGGCAAGGCTTGCCGGCGAGCTACACCGCCGATCCGAGAGTCGCGCGGATCATCGCGTCGACCGTCCTGGGGGAACAGGCGCGCATGGCCCCGCAACTGCCGACGCCGCCCGCGCATCCCCCCTTAGTGACCGAGAACGTCGGCGGGCCGGTGGTCCAGAGACGCCAAGCGATCAGCGAGGCGGAACAGAATGTGCTCGATCATCGCGGCATGAAAACCGACGACTACGTGAAAGCCACGAAAGATTTCCGCACGGGGCGGATGAATACTTTGGAGGATTAGGTTGGCGAAATCCACTCCGACCGAGAAAGTCGACGCGACCGAGCCCAAGAAAGCGCGTCGCATCAGTGTCCTTGAGCGCCGCCTGCAAAATCCCTTCGGGGAACCGTCCGCGCCGATCCACTTGAAAGACGCCTCACTCGTCCCGCGCTGGTTCAACTCCGCGGGACGCCCCGACAACATCTGGCGCGCGAAAGAACAAGGCTGGACCGGCATCGTCCCGAGCATGATCGTGGACATCACCCAGATCGGCACCTACACGACCTCGCCCGATGGCTACGTGGCGAGAGGGGAGCGGGCGCAGGAAGTCTTGATGGCGATGCCGAAGGACGACTTCGCCCAGATCCAGATGGCGAAGACGAAAGAGAACATCCGGCGCATGGGGCACCCGAATGCCCAACGGCAGGAAGCCGTGGAAGCCTACGGGCGGAAGAACCCCGACGGCGCGGAGCTGGCGAACCGGATGGGCGGGCCGACCGGCGGAGTGCATGACAGCTACGAGCGGATCGAGCAGTTGGAGCCGACCGAAGGAGAGTGAGAACCATGGCTCTATTTGAAGTGGCGATTTTGGAAAAGCCGACGAAGAACGAAGCCGAAGACGGCAAGGGCGAGCGGCTAGTGTTCGGGCCCAAGGCCGTGATCGCGCGCGATGCCCAGAGCGCGGGCATCGCGGCGGTGCTCGACGCCGACAAACTGGACGTCAATCGCGATCGGATGGAAGTGCTCGTGCGCCCTTTCGCGTAGCGCCGTTGACGGCGGCGGCGGCGGCGCAAGTGAGTGCCTCGCGGGAGAAGGGGTTGATGACCTATGTGCAGCCGGACACGGTCAATTGGAATAATCAACTCAGTCCGCAGAATCTCAACTATCTGACGACGAGCGGCACTACCGTGCTCCCGTCGTTGCCGGGCACACTGACCTTCGCGGCAAATGCGCTCGTGAACCGATGATCATCGCCCCCGATCAACTGCCGATTCTCCGCGAGCGCGTCGGCCGCGGGCTGGTGCTCGTCGCGGGCGTCTTTGACCCGCTGCACGCGGGCCACTTGGCGTACTTCGACAAAGCCCGCGCCTTCGGCCCGCTCGTCTGTGCGGTCGCCTCTGACGCCTACATCCGCCGCGTGAAAGGCCGCCCGCCGCTCTTGCCGCAAGCCGCCCGCATGGCGCTCTTGGATCGCCTCTGTGACTACGTCATCGCGCAAGACGAGACGGGGGAAGCGGGGGCGTTGGAAGAGTTGCGGCCCGAGACGTACGCGAAAGGGATGGACTGGCTGGATAAATTGCCCGAGGCGGAAGCGACGGCGTGTCATGCCTTCGGGATTCCGGCGGTGTTTCTGGAAGGGGCGACGGTGGATTCCTCGACGGCGCGGTTGACGGCGTATCAGCGGGCACTCGACGCGATGAAGGTGGAACAGTTCGAGGCGTTTGTCGCGCGGCAACGACCGGCGACGAAAGCCTGGACACCCGTCACGGATTATTCGTTTGAGGCGCGCAAGGCGATTGAAGGGCCGCATCCGCAGTTGATCAAGGACGTGTTTCAACTTGTGCCACCAATGGAAGTGTTGGACGTGGGCTGTGGTCCCGGCCATCTCGTGACGTTGTTACGGCAATTAGGCGTGGATGCGACCGGCGTGGATATCCAACATCCCGATCCCACGTACCGATTTGATGTGACCACAGATCCAGAGGAGGCCGGGTGGTCAGCGCATTTGATTGTGTGCCGGGAATTGCTTGAACATCTCACTGTTGTCGAAGTAGTGCAAGCGGTGCGGAATCTTGTTCGCATGGCAGGGAAATACATCTACGTGACGTGCCGCGTGAACCGGACGCCGTCGCATCTGCTTGATGTGCAGGACCACGACGATCTCGACCCCGATCATCGGACGCTGCTGAATCCCGACCTGCTGCGGCTGCTCTTTGTGCTGGAAGGCTGCACGCGCCGCGCGGACCTGGAAGCACGGCTCGACTGGAATCATCAGGGGCGCGTCTTCGTCTACCAAGTGCCATGATTGACGCGATTGTCTCGGTCCACACGAATCCGCTCACGAGTGGCGTGGCGAAGTTCAACGTCCAGCTCGCCGACCGCCTCCATGTGACCTTAGTAAAGTACGGCTCGCCGGCCGCGCACGCGGCGAAGCATCCCTTGATCTCGGTGAAGTGCTCCGAAATCGCGGAGGCGAACGCGTTGGCCCCGCACGCGGTCTATAGCTTGTTTCTCCACGACTGGGGCGGAAGCTGCCGGGATGTGTATGCCGTGAAAGGCGCCTGCCAGGTCTACGCGGCCAACGGCGTGATCGCGCGATCAATCCGGGAGGTCCGCCGGGATGTGATCGAAGCCTTTTGTCCGTCGACCGTCCAAGGGGATCCGACCCGCGGCAGCATCAACGTGCTCAGCTTCGGCATGGCGCACAAGTTTCAAGGCGTCCATTTCGAGCGGCTGAAGACGCTGCTTGATCGGACGGGCCAGAGTTATACGGTGAGTGTGTCGACGGGGATTCACGAAGGCTCGCCGTGGGAACCGAGCTTTACCGAGAATGAGCGATTGATGCGCGGGATTTTTGGGGACCATCTGCGCGTGTTGGGCTTTCTCGCCGATGACGCGCTGGCGAAAGAACTGCGAGAAGCGACTGCGGTGGCGTTGTTCTTTGAACCAGCGGTCAGAGAAAATAACACATC